AACAATCTCTTTGGTATCGTGAATCGTGTTGAAAACATCTTTGGGTACATTGTAGATGTTGCGAATAATATGGCTGTAGCTCTTGCTGTGAATGTTAGTTTCAAAGAAGCCCCAGTTATACATCAAGGCTTCAACTTCTGGAAGACTACACACCGGAGTAAACACTTGTGTTGGTCCACGACCTTGTAGACTATCAAGTGCTGTTTGACGTAGTAGGTTGCTAGTAAAAATATGTTTAACTGCATCGCTGGCTTCTTTAAAGTCATTGCTGTCTTTGGTTAGGCTAACTTCTTCTGGTTGCCAAAAGAAGCCACGTGCTGTTGCATCGTAGTCTGCAATCTTTTTGTATTTGACTTCTTCAAATCGTTGGATAGTGACTGGACCTGCTGGATCTAGAAACATCTTACGGCTTAGATAATCTGTTTTTGTTTTTAGGTTATATTGTTGTTTACTCATTTATAATTTCCTGATGCAAGTACTATAGTTTACAACTTTCACAATCTTCTTCCTCGTCGAAGTTGATTGGAGATAGTCCCATAGTTGGTGCTTCTTCAGCGACTGCCTTGCTACCTTGTTTGTTAATCAAACTGTAATAGAATGTTTTTAAACCCCACATATGTGCTTGCATTAGATTTTTGGCAATTAATGTAGTTGGAATTTTACGATCAGCAAAGTGCGCTGGATTATAAAATGTGTTGGTTGAAATTGATTGATCAACATAAGCGGCTAGTACTGCTGCTGTTTTAATATAGCCATCACAATCAGTTTGTTCCCACATCATTTGATATTTGCTCTTTAACTTATGATACTCAGGTACAACTTGTACAAATGATCCTGCTTTTGATTCTTTAACACTGATCAGACTCATAGGCATTTCAATGCCGTTAGTTGAGTTAATAACAACACTGGAACTTTCAACAGGAGCAATTGCCATTAGTGTTGCATTACGAACACCGTACTGTTTCATATTTGTGCGTAGTGTTTCCCAGTCTAACTCAGGAGCAAAATCTGCTAACTCATTAACACCTTTAGCACGTAGTTCCCAGGGGAATACACCTTGGCCGTATCGTGTTTTGGCACTCTCGCCACAGGCACCTCTTTCTTTAGCTAACTCAACCGTAGCTTCTGTTAGATAGTAGGCCTGATGCTCCATCCACGACTTAACTTCTTGTAGAGCATCCTTTTCTCCGTAGCGTAAACTACGTTTGGCGTGCCAGTAGGCAAGATTAGTAACACCAATACCTAATGGCTGAATCTCGTCGTTAGACAGTTTGCTCTGTATCGACAAGAAGTCTTGATAGTCAAGAATGTTACACAGGCTACGTTGTAGAATCCTACAGGCTCTACGCATATCCTCTGGATTACGGAACGATCCCCAGTTGATAGATCCCAGTGTACATAACGCTATGCGTCCACTATCGTCGTCTAATCGCTTAAATGAACGTGTGGGTAATAGGATCTCACAACACAAGTTACTTTGATAAATCGTATGATACTCTGGATCAAAAGGTCCTTGGTTCATTACATTATCAATGAACACGAGATATATTCGACCCGTGTCTGTGCGTTCTTTTAGTATACCACTCTTGAACACTTCCTCGGCACTCATTGTTTTCTTACGGAGGCCTTTTTGTTTTTCGTACTTGACATAGAGCTCTTCAAACAGAGCAGCATCTTTATAAAAGGCTTCATATAAGTCCGGTACTTCGTTAGGATCAAAGAAGGTTATGTCTTCTTTGTTTCGGAATCGTCTCCAGAAGAAAGCACTAAGCACAACCCCATAATCCATATGACGGACTCGGGTTTCTTCTGTTCCTTGGTTGTTTTTAAGTACAATAAGATCATCAAACTGATGATGCCAAATAGGATAGAATACAGTAGCACTTGCATTACGAATGCCTCCTTGTGAACATGAGCGTAGGTCGCCAAACCATTTCTTTAAGAAAGGTATCATACCTGTGTGCATGATTTCGCCACCTCTGATGGGGCTACCTAGTGGACGTAGACGACCAATCTCCAAACCAATGCCAGCTCGCTTGCTAGCATACTTGGCCATCATCTCACCAGAAGCAAATATGCTATCCAGATCGTCGTCACTGCGGATAAGAACACAACTAGAAAACTGTTTAGTAGGAGTCCCGAGCCCAGCCAGGACAGGTGTAGCAAGAGTAAACAAGCCATCTGAAGCCGCGTTGTAGTACTCTTTGATGTAACGCATACGGGCTGCATTAGGTTCTTCTTTATGGAAGACAGTCGCGGCTGCAACCATATAACGAATTTGAGGTGTTTCATAAATCTCCTTTGTGGCACGATTTTTGACTAGATACTTCTCAATTAATTGTTCAACGGCTGCGTATGAATATGTTTCGTCTTTCTCATGATCTAACATATCATTCATTTTGTTCCAGTCGTCTTCGTTATACCACTGCAACAATTCGGGTGTGTATAATCCAGTGGCCACATTAGTCTTTACAATTTCGTAAAGGTGAGGAGGAATATAATTTCCATACACATCTTTACGCAACATGCTCACACGCTGTTTACCTGCTACGTATTGATAATTAGTATGACCAATGTCGGGATTTTGTTCTACATCGATTAGATCTACGATAGCACGTAGAGTGATCTCGTCAACTTCTCGAGTGGTGATGCCATCATAGAAGTGTGGCTGTGCTTTAATTTCAATCATGCTCTGACTAACATCAGCAATGCCACTACAAACTTTTGCAATCTGTGCCTGCCATTTTTCAATAGTCAGAGGCTCTTTTTGACCATTTCTTTTAATTACTGTAATTTCCATCTATGTCTCTACTTTATTTGATATTTATAGGTAATGCTGGGCCGGACCACACTATGTCGGTTTGAATTTGATGTAAAACTTTAAGATCATGCGCTATCCTAGGTTCGTAGTTTAATACAGAGTTATCTGCTACTAAAAAGAATTTCGAATAACGATCTTTGGGAAGCATAGACATATGTATCTCACAAACAGTATCAGTAAACCGCTGTGTTAATTTAATAGTATACAGCATACCGAGACAAATAGCAAGATCATCGAGTTTGCCGTCGATTACCAAATGCCACGGATCGGGCCATGTATCTGGTTGTTTGGGGTCTAAGAAAGGATTAACAAATGGAGCATGGCTCCAGAATTCGGCAACATCGCTCAATGGCGTATTGCTAAGTTCTAAACTATCTCTAAACTGTTTCCACTTGATTAATCTTTCGTTTCCGTAAAGATCAAACACCGTACGATATCGAGTATGATACCGTTCCGGTTCTTCCAGAAGCGTTCGGATTTCGGTATGATAATAATAGTGTCTCTATTCCACTATCGCCGTCGTTGTCTTTTAATTCTACATTAAAAACAAAATTTGTCATAAGAATCCCCTCTGGAGTTGTTGAGTATAAAGTCGAGTATGAATAGTTATCTGTAAAGGAAAACTCTCCTAACGACTCGTTTACTGTTATTACTATCTGTCCTGCTCGAGCATGATCGCCCAATTGCAAAACATAATCTATGTATGTGTATCTATTGAATGCACTGAATACTGCTAGTGGTTTAAAACCGTCTGATAAGAAAATATCATCATAGTTCATGTCAACTAGACTTGTTCGATTGGCGTTTTCAACTTCTGTAATTGCGTACTTGGTTGACACCGCAGTGAAGCCTGCTTCTTGATGTCTGTTGCTCGAACAGTCAATGACAGCATTACCACTCTTCTCACCGAACTTAACAATACTAGATATCGGAGTGGCCGCTGTGTTAGTGTTATTTCCGCAATTGATAAATCGTGATCGTTGGATTATAGTACCTGTACCAAAATCTGATTTGAAAGCATGATATGCAATTTCTTCAAATTCACAATCATTTATTCTCCAAAGATTTTCTTGTCCTAGTACACCGTTAATTACGATAGCAGTATCGCAACCAACAAACCTAGTACCATCAAAAGTAATGCTGGTATCAAACCTAGGCGGTGAGCTTGGGTCAATAGTGATCTGATCTGATCTAATAGCCAGTGGTGTTGATTCGAAAATGCAGTCTGTTATTTTAATGTTGGTTACTTTTGTACCAGCAAGCGAATTTTCCCAATATAGTGATGCAGTGTTATCTTCGACTAGGCCTGTGAGTGCATCACCTAACATGTAAGTTGACACCCATCGAACGTTGTCAAGTTCACTATCTCCTACACCTGTCAATACTGTTTGACCTAAATCGTGTTGAATGGTTAAGTTTGAAATCTTTACATTACGGGGACGATTACTACTGTTGAAATCTCCAACTTCTAATCCATTTTCTGTAACAAACAAGATATTGTTATTGCCTATATTTAAAATTGCACCGTTTTGAGTTTCACCTCGAATAACTGCTGTACTAGGTATTCTTAGATTGTTGGCAAATGTATAAGTTCCGTTAGGAATTAATAAAGTTTTTTTGAATATTGAATTTGCATTTTGGAATAGATTGTTTAACGCATTCTGAAACGCTGCGGTACAATCAGAAGAGCCATCGGGTACTGCACCAAAATCCAACACACTGACATATTCATCTAGTTTAGTTTGTAGGCTTCTAGGAATGCTTTCTGTAATAGAAGGCTCTGTTTCAGCAAATCTATAACTAGAAGCTAATTCTAGAATATTGTCATGCTCAGTTAAAACTTTGGTATTTCCCACGTAAGGAGCACCTTCAGCGAGGGATCCATTACCAATGAATAGTTCTTGTGAATCAACTGCCCATGCAAATTCTGCCGAGCTTAGTTGAGGAACGCCAATTCCTGAATTTTTTAATCCTCTTCGGACCTGAATTTTTGAGATTTGCACGACTGCCATAGATATATTCCCGTTATAGGGTATTTATCTTATTAGGTGAGCAGTTGCTTGTAGCCTTGTAAGCCCGTTGTGTAGTACTCTTCTACCTTGTTTAACCACATATCTTGATACTTGTTAAAGTTATCGGGAGTTAGGTCAAATTGCTGATATTGTAGGTCTCTTGAACACATAAAGATAACACCACGCTTCATGTCAGTGCCGTAGACTTCATTGTGAGCCAATATATACGCTGTTAGTTGTAGATAGTAATCTTCTACCCATTCTGCTTTCTTAGGCTTGTTAGTCTGCTTATGGTCTGCAATGCATGGCTGTCCTTCATATACCCCAACTAGGTCAGTAGTTCCACTGTACAATCCTGGAAAGTATAAACTTTGTTCCATAGCCCATACTTCGTCCATTTTGCTAAGTCCGTTAGCAATAATCACATCAGCCATCTTGTTGGCCTGTACATGCACAGGATTGTTGCCAGGCTGTCGTTGCTCGCCAATCAAGAAACGTTCTAGATTGGCATGCATAGCTGTACCTACGCCAGCAGCTTCTGTGGTTATCTGTTGTGCTTTAGCATGACCTATGCGATTCTTCCATTCATTTAGGTGAGTCATATCCTTTGTTGCTGAAAGGATAGTGGTCACAGAGGGTAGGCTTTCGCCGTCTGGAGTTTTGTAAACACGTTTACGTGTCACAGGGTCGTTTATTTGAACACAGTTTTTGTATTGGAATCGTTCAACGAACGGAGGTGGAGTAATATTCATACTGTATATATTACAGTAAAAATTTTAGTTTGTCAAGCCTGAGCTAGTTGTTGGGGAGCTGCCGACGCTGCTATTTTATCTACAGCAGCTTGACTATCTGCTGGAGTTTGTGTGCCGTCACCTTTTGGTTCTTCATCTGGTGCGCCAGGAACATTGAGTTCAATTCCGTCGGCATTGAAGTTCTTAACCATTTGTTGGATAGTTGGAATTGAGTCGTACATAGCTTTGAACGTTTCATAGTCTGCTGTTAACTCAAATCCATTTGTGGCCAATACTTTGTTTAGGCCGTTCCAATTTAATTTAGCTGGTGCTTTTTTACTTGCGGCACGACCAATATAGTTTCTAAGAACCATAACAAATCTATCGCCTTCATCGTCACCACTAAATTCAAAAAATCTCATTTTATAGCTGCCAATTGTTTTTGTAATTCAGCAAGTTCTTCTTGCTTTGATTTTATTTGATCTTGGATCTGTTTCTTTTGATTTTGTCTATCCAACGCCTGTTGAGCCATCATTTTCTGTTGCATCTGTGGATCAGGTGGTGGAGCACTACCAGCAGGTGCAGCACCTGGGGGCGGGGCACCTAATGGCGCACCAGGAGTTCCTGGAGCCACTGCGGGAGCAAGTTCTCTAATTTTTAAGAAGTCGCTCTCGTTGGTAATGTCAAAAAATTTCATCCTGCTAGAACTTTTAACAAACGGCTCTGACGGTCAATGCTTTCACGCTGTTCACGTCCTGCATCACCTATGCCACCTGCTGCTGGTTCAGCAGCAGCAAAATCGTCGGCTGCTGGTTCAGCGTCCATATCAGCACCTGGTTCTGCATTCATAGCATCTGGTTCTGCTGGAGCGGCCATATCGGCACCTGGCTCTGCACCCAACATGTCTGCGGGTTGTTCACCACTAGCAAGACTACGTACACCAGTTGACAGTGTATCACGTGTGCCTTTTAGTGTGTCTAGAGCCTGTTGAATTGCTGGAGCCACTGCTTGAATAAATGCCTTGGCCTGTTCTTGTCCCATCTCATCACGGATTGAATCACCTAACTGCAATAGAGTGTCGTTCTCCATGCCAGAAAGCTCTTCAATCCAACGACCAACTCTGTCAACCATTGTCTTTGCTGTGACAATCGCAGACGCTTGCTGGATTTCACCTTCTCTTAGATTACGCATATTATCTCCTGTATTTTTTGATTCTGTTTCAATTGATTCTTTCATGTTGGCTTCGATCCATTGCATGACATCCCAAAGGTCATTGACCAATTGATTTGGACGGACTGGTTCGCCGCCGCCACGTTCTGCCATCTTGGATTGTTTTCTAATTGCTGCTAGTAGATTAATTGCATCTTCTGCATTGTTAATGTACGCTTCATTCTGCAGACTTTCGCCTTGATTGAAAGTGGCACGTTTGTCATCAGTTCGAATGACAAGTGGACGGGTGGAACTAACTCGTTGTTGAGGGTTGCTGTGTACAAGAAACTTGAATTCGCCTTCAAGGTCTTCAATAGCATCGTTCATGTCAATTTCGCCACCGTCTTGATCACTGTAGGCATCCCATACTATATCGATAGCAGATTCAACATCACCATTGTCCAATGCTGTTATAATTTTTTCGAAGTCAGGTTCACCGTAACCACCACGTTCATTCATTTGCTCATCAAATGCCTTAAGGACATCTAATAGTTCTTGTTCGTCAAAGTTGCCACCTTCCATCATACCTTCTTGCGCTGCTACTTCTTGGCCATTATCGTATTGACCAAATTGTCCGGCAGGGTACTCGCCTACTTCGTAATCTTCCGGGTTAGGTGCTTCGGTGTCAATCCATGCCTGTGCTTCGTCTGGACTACTGAAAGGACCTTGATATGGATCGCTTTGACCGGAACGTGGACCTAAGAGCATTACAAAGAACTCTTGTGCTTCTTCTTGTACTGTAGTATCTACAATGGGTTCGTTACGATCCATTAGCTCTGCAACAATAGCATCGTGCATGAACTGTGCTTTGCTTAGTGTTTCGTTTTCAACTGTTTCGTTGAAGTTCGAACCACTTCGAGCTGTGTAGATCTGTGTACGCAATTTATTACGTGCATCTTCAAGTTGTTCAATGCTAAACGATTCTAGGTTTAGTTTTTGCCCAAATGTTTTTGCCAAAGATTCATTGAGTCTTTTTGCTGATCTATTATTTGTAAAAAGGTCTGTAGTTTTCATATTTCAAAGGGTCCAGAGTGATAGTGTATTTATTCAGATAGAAGCCAATCGTTGTACAATATTTTTAGCATTTACAGCACGATCACGGCTTTCACAGTATCTAGCCCATAAGGTGTCTGCTCGGTCATGATCTTGATTATTGATAGAACGTTGATATTGTGCTCTTAGCAGCTGGCTATCGTGATACCAACGACCGTATTCTTGATCCAGTCTGTATAGATTATCTGCTTGTACTGATTGTTTGTTCACTGCCAGCATGTTGGCAATTCGTATGGCGGCTGCGTTTAAGTATATGTCTTTGTACAAATACTCGTTTTGATATTTTAGATGTTTAACTGTTCCTTCACTGACTATCAAAACATCACCTACAAGAATGCCTTCCGCAACTTTAATTGGAAGAATCTGATGTTTTTCAATTAATTTTTGTTGTGCAGAACTAACTACTTGCTCTAAGCGTTTAGAAATGTTAGTCATAAAAAAAGGACCTATGGCCCTTATTTAAGTGAGCATTTGTTGTTAATTGAATATCTTGGCAACTAGATCCATATGCCCTGACACCCATCCTAATACTGCTACGCCTCCGGCAGTCATATAGATCCATTTCTGTCTAAATTTTTCTAATTCTGTAATTTTACTGGCCAATTCGCTGTGTTGTTGACAGCTTGCACCATACATGTCTTCTAATTTGGCCATGACGCTGTCGCGAGTTTTATCTAGACAGTCGTGCATGTCTTTGACATCAACTTTGATCTCGTCTAATTTTTCGTCTAGGTTTGCTACCTTGGTTTCTACTACACCAAGTCGTTCTGCTGTTGTGGCCATTATGGCATGTTCCTTGTATGTTAAGTCAAGTGCTCGCTCCGAGCCATGTGCCTAAGTTAGAAATGCCTAATATGTTTTGCCTGTTAAACTGTATTTATCCCGCTTGTGTGATTTCGTATATCCAAATGTTTGCACGATCACCTTTGCTGATAAATGCTGCCGGGTCTATATCAACTGAATTATTTAGTTGATTGGTTATAGGAACCCCGTGTATATCGTCAATTAATAGGCCAACTGGATCATTGCCTTTGAGGAAAACGCTATCACGCTCTGTATCAAAATTCCATGTCCAATAGGTAGCCTTGCCTTCTAGGTCTCTTGGCAATTGACCTGCTTGTTGCAGTGGATCGGACAGAAAGGAAAAGTTAGAACGCAGACCAATTGCCTGTTGAAGAGCATTAAAATTAGCCTGTTGACCTAATTTAGTTTTGTCTGTCTCATATCTAGAAGCGTGAGTTCTAGTAATGTCGACGAGTGTAATAACTTGGTATCTTGCCATAATATGCTACTATTTACACTCGAGATTGGTCAGCCAACAAAAAAGCACCCGAAGGTGCTTTAGTGCTTCCCATCCCTGAGAATTAACTAATTAGGACTGTAAACCAATGAATGTTGATGGGTTAGTAACTGTTAGTGTACCAGTTGCTGTAAATGTCCAAACACCAGATGATGTCAATGAACCTGCACCAACGATACGACCTAAACGTGTTGCAACTGCGTCAACATCAAGTGCGTGACCGTCACCGATAAATGCTAGCTCTAGACCGTTGGCCTTGCCTTGCATCAATGCACCGGTAGTACCGATTTCATCTGTCAATAGTGACATAGTTGCTGCGTCACGTGCTGTTGCGCCACCGCCACCGCTTAAAACACACTTGAATATTTTTAGTTGTAGAGTAGATTGTAGTGTGCCCAATGCTACTGCTGTAGGGTTGCTTCTTGTATATGCTGCCATGATGTTTTCTCCTTATCAATGATCCCGCTCCGGGACCGGCATAGTATTTATATTGGTAAGGAAAAATCAAGCCAAAACGGTTGATTTTAGTCAGGTCTAAATGGAGTCCAACGGTCTCTAGGTACTAGTTTTGAACCGCCAGCTACATATCCTTCACCGCCCGGTTTGCCGCCTGTGGTAGCAGTGATATCGCCCTCTGCTTGATCAAGCTCACGAATTACTTCGTCTTTAGCTGCCATAATCTCACGCACAAGTTCAAACAGCTTGTCCATTACACCCGGGTGGGCATCACTGTGTGCCTGTATCTTGGCTGCTTTTGCGGGAGTTTTTTGCACGAAGGCCATAAAGGCTTCAGTGTTGATATCATCTAGCTGTTTGTCTTTTGATTTAGTATTAACAAACGTGTATATTTCTGTTTGCAAATAGCCCATACCTGCAACAGGTGCTAATAAATTATTAATTGCTGCTTGATTTTTAGCTAGAGCTTCAATTTTTGCAAGATTTTCTGCACCAACTGCGGGTCTATGGCTAACTGTGGTTAAGCCAAATACTTTAAGTTCTGGATTGCTGCTAAATTGTTCAGGGTCTGTGAAGTCCTCACCACTCTTGTCTCCAAAGTAGCTGAATACTTTATGAGCGGCTACTGCTATTTTAGCTTTGGTCAGCTGACGTCCAACTTCACTGTTGCCTGTAACAGAGTAGGTTGTTTGGTTAGGAGTGAACGATATACGACCATCGCCACCTTTATAAGGTTTACCTGGATGGAATAGAATATCTCCATATACATAACCACGGAATTCTGCAGGAGTCGCCTTTTCAAATACGGGCCATAATGCAGCCATATCTCCGGCAAATTTGGCACGCCATTCTTCGCCCTTGCCACGGCTCATGATAAACTGTTTTAGTTCTTCTGGGCTTGAGCTCTTGCCTTCTTCACGTCCCCAGTTGTTTTTACCAACCATACGGAATGAGCCGTCTTCTTCACGTCCCCAATAGACTGTGGGATTGCCGTCCCATTTGATAGTAATACTGGTATTGGGACTGGCTAGATCTTTTAGAATCTTGATAGCTTTAACAGCACCGTTGGCTTCTGTGAACACTAAATCTTCTAGGTGGTTAAACTCTCTGCCCACTTTCTTGGGAGCAGGTGCTGCTTCAGCTTCGGTTAGGAATTCAAATGCTCTCATTTTGTAAGGTCTATCATTCTGCGCATCCAACCTATTGTTCCCGGTTGATAGCTTTCAAAGGCTTCATTCTTAGGCAATTCAATTCCCTGTTTGCCCAGTGTTTCTCTTGCACCTGCAACTAGTTCTTCGTAGTTGGGCAGTTTTTTAATATAATTTAGAATAGCATCAACCGAACGAATGTCTTTGACTGTGGCTGTTTGACCTAGTAGCTGTTTGGCAATGTTGTTCCAATCGTTGCCATCGGGAAGTAGTTCGTCAGTGGTAGCATTGAGTAGTCCGTGTTTAGGACTGTATTTCATGCCCTTAGCACGAGCAATTGAGCTTAACACAATATGACGATGTTCGCCACGATACTCACCTTGTCCGCCTATCATGCTACCTTGTTGGAACTTGGGATTGGCTGAGAACATGAAATCTGCTTGTACAAACCCATTAGCCGGATCGCCTTTGATAGGAGTTTTCCAGTGTACATTGTCGCCGCTTAGTTTGACATTTTCTTTACCAAATTGACTGATTAACTTTTCTGCAAATGATTTCTTATCTACTTCGTTAGCATCTACAGAAAGATCTAGATCTCCGGAACTGTTGCGTTCAAATGTGCCATCCGGATCTTCTTTGCGTCCAGTGGTGCCTAGCCATTTTACAGGTTTTTTATCATCTAGATCTTTTTCTTTAGTAAAGTCTAGGCCTGTAATTTTTTCAATGTAAAGAATAGTTTCCTCTACATCACCCGTAGCAATACGCTGTGTTAATGGCTGCTTGTCAGGGCCTTTGAATACATTGCCCCCTTCGAATAGATTACTGATTGTCATTGGATTCTTCTAATTTCTTTTTAGTCTTACGTGCTTCAGCAAGCCTACGTACTCCACGAGTAAACTTACTGGGATCTTGTCCTTTAATAGCATTAATAAGCCTACGTTCAAGCTCATCCGCTGATTCAGCGTCATAATGCTTGTGTATGCTTTCCAACAGATTAATAGCAGAATTAATGATATTAGTGGCGCGGCTTTCGATCAAGCTGTCCGTATTGCGTACTTCGGCAATTTCATTAAGTTCCTGCAGAATTGATCTGGTGCGAAGTTTCATATATTATTTCCTATTGTGTATTTAACTCATTTTAAACAATAATAACATTGTACTGAAAAATGTGCAATCGCACAAGAGCAGACTAAATACTCAGTAGAAACACTGAGTCTACACACACTTACAGGAACA